ATGAAATTTGACGCACGCGAAGCCAAGCTGCTGCAGCCTGGTCAGCACCTCATGGTTGATGGCTGCCCGGGCTTGCGATTGAAGGCGACAGAGACACGCCGGTCGTGGACCTACCGCTACAAGTCGCCGGTGGACGACAAAATGCGCCAAGTGCAGATCGGGCACTGGCCGGCCATGTCGCTGGCGGCAGCGGTCGTGGCATGGGAGGCGTTGCGCGCGCGGCGCGATGCGGGTGAGGATCCGGCGGTCTCCAAGCGTGAAATCCGAGCCGCCGAGAAACCCAAGCCCAGCGACACCTACACCGTGCGCCAGCTGTGCAACGACTACCTGGACGGCCACGTCGACCTGCACCGCAAGCCAAAGGGCGCGAAAGAAATGCGCCGGCTGCTAGATGCGCACCTGGACCCCATCGCCGAGCGGCCCGCCGTCACCATCACCCGTACTGACGCATTCAACTTGCTGGAAGGGCTGCAGCACATACCGGTCAGCGCTCAGACCCTGCGCGGTGAGCTGGGCGCGGCGTGGGATTACGCGCTCGATGCTGGCCGCATTCCCGACACAACCCCCAACTGGTGGCGCTTGGTGATGCGTGGCCGGCTGCGCAGCAAAGGCCGCAACCGTGTGGGCGTGAAGATCGGCACGGCCAAGCGTACGCTCAACGAAGCCGAGGTGGGCAAGCTGCTCCGCTGGCTGCCGAATTTCAGCACGCTGATTTCAGACGCGCTGATCCTGTACCTCTGGACGGCCACCCGTGGCGCTGAGACCATGAGCATGGAAAAGGGGGAAATCAGTCAGGAGGCGGATGGCTGGTGGTGGACCATCCCGAAGGCAAAGACAAAGAACGCGCGCCACGAGCTGGCCACGGATCTGCGGGTGCCCTTGGTGGGCAGAGCTTTGGCGATCGTACGGCGCCGGATGGAGGATTACGACGGATGGCTATTCCCTGGCACCCGCGGTGGTCACGTGAATCAGGCCACCATCGGCACGCAGGTGTATCAGCGCATGCCTTACTCGAGTCAGCAGCAAGAGCGTAACAGCGGGCCAGCGCTGCCGGTGACGGAGTGGAGCCCGCACGATTTGCGCCGTACGGCCCGCACCATGCTGGCTGCCATGAAGTGCCCCGACGAAGTGGCCGAGGCCATTCTGGGGCACATGCAAGGTGGGATCAAAGGAACCTATAACCGCCACACCTACGATCAGGAGCGGCGGCACTGGATGACATTGTTGGACGCTAAGCTGGAGCAGCTTGCTGCCTTGCCCTAGGTTTGCGGCAACTGGTGTTTTTGGGCGGTGGTAGGTCTGCCACGGGCCTTTCCTCTGCCCAGGCTTCCACCTCCCGCACCAGCCAAGCCACCCGTCGGCCAGACAGCAGACGCGGTTTCGGGAATGCTTCCTCACGCACCAGGCGCTGCACAGTGGTTTCACTGAGTGCCACAAAGGCCGCGACGCTTTCCAGCTCGAGGTAGGCTGGTTTGATCATTGGGCCTCCGGTGGTTTTGGCAATGGCATCCAGTGGGTTGGGTTGTTTGACACGTAGACTTCGGAGAAGTCATCCCAGTTATCTATCTGCTCCCACCATCCCTGAATCAGGGTGTAACGGTCATTGGCTTCGTCGTACTCAGTTACACCTTCATCATTCTCTTGATGTGATTCTTCGGTGTAGCGCGGAACAAATCTTGCCTTAATCGTGCGGCCGCGGTCATTCGAGTTCTTGTAGTGGATAAGAACGATTTGAAGGCTCGGCGCTGATTCAATAGGCTGCCATATCGGCTCCGCTTGCTTGGGTGCTGCGTAAAGCGCCATAACAAAATTACCCGCAGATGTTTTCCGCATCGGGATGTAGTGCCCGAATTCGCCATCGGGGTCTTTAATCAGCTCAAGCTGCTTTGGCGAAATAAAGGCTACCGGCTCTTGCGCTTGCTTGAGGGCGGTGATTGTTTTGCGGGCAAGGTCGCGGCGCTGAAAGTCGAACATATCGGCAAATGCGATCTTCTCTAGCGCCTCCAGCGCAAGTGCTAATACGTCTTTGGTGGTCATATCTGAGCTCCTTCGCAAAGTGGGCAGGGGAGTAAATAGTCATTCAATGGGTCGCGTCCGTCGCCGTGGCAGCGCTCGCACTCCTTGTCGTCGTCTTCGTAGTCGGTGCAGTCATCGCAACCGTTACAATCTTGGTCAAAGCATTCGGCTCCGGTGGTCATAGCGTTTCCTTCAGTTGGTAGCCGGTTCCCTTGCAGTCTTGGCATGTCCAAGTAACCGCTCCGTTGATACCGTCGCTGTCCTCTCCATCAATGCCATCGCCTAGGCATGTGCCGCATTTCGTCTTGGCTTCTTTTGGCTCCCACCATCTGCCATGATTGCAGCCGGTGCAGGGCTGTGTGTCGCGCACTTCTTCGTGTTTGCAAGTTCCACAGGTCATAGCGTTTCCTTCAGTTTGCGGATAGTTGCTGCACAAGCGGCAATTCCGTGGAGCACTTCTCCGCTGTCCTCAGCGAGATACTTGTAGTAAGTGGAGTCGCACTCCTTTGCAGCTTCCTCCAGCGAATCAATCAGGGCTTGCTTGTCGTAGAGTGGTGTGACCGTCAGGCCCTCGGCGTCTGCCAGCTTCTGCACATGGGACTGAAACATTGACCACATACGGGCGTTTCCTTCCGGCGTAAAAATCGCCCACGTTTTTGCTTTAGGCATATTCATTGCTGGCCTTTCAATATCCGGCTGCGCTCTTCCACGGCTTCCGTCATCTGGGCGGGGCTGCTGGCGCTCACAATGGCTTCGTACACCTCAATGCCTGCCTCCACCTGGTCGATCGCTGGGCCATCAAAGCCCATGCGGCCAATCCGGTGGAATCGTTCCTTGCTCCGGCCCAGAGCCTCGTTGGCCGTTTTGAGAATCGGCAGCATGGTGTTGGTGAACTCGTCTTCACCGGCAATCTTTACCGCCCGGATCCACGCCACGCCGATGGCATGGGCCAGCACATCAAAGTCGTGCACCGGGTCGATGCATGCGTTGTTCTTCATGGCTAGGTAAGCCTCACGCACAAGGATCATGGACTTGTCAGCAGCTGACTGGGTACCCGCTACCGATTCCATGCCTGGTAGTGGCTCGGGGGTGTACTGGCGGCAACGCTGAATCACGTTGAAGCCTTCGGCGCCGTTGTAGACACCGCCCAAGCGGCGCTGCTTGCGGGCGTATGCGCTGGTTTTTCTCATGATGGCTCCTTCACTTTGTAGCCGTGGTTTTTGAGCAGCTTCACCGCGGCTCGGATTGCCTCGGCCTCGGCGGTGTCATAGGCGTGGTTCCAGCGGTACTTGCCATCCTGAAAAAGCACGCGCCCCTTTTGAATGTCGTACTTCAAGAGCAGCCACACCAAGTGGGTGCCGAAGTTGGGGAATTCGTCCATGTCAAACGCAATCTCAGCGGCGCTGACCGGGCGACTGGCGGACTTGAGCAGCTGCCGAATAGTCTCGGTGCGGCTCAGTCCCTGCGGTTTGACCTCGCTGGCGTTCCAGGCTGGGACGGTGTGGGCCGTCAAAGTAGCGGCGATCTGTGCAAAGGGGTTCATGTGGTCTCCCCCAGTTCGCGCCAGCTGTCTTGTTTGTTCCAAGTAACCAGCGGGGCTGCATCACCTGGAATGATGATCCGTGCCTTGAGCTTGTCGTTGCTGCTGAGCTCCAGCAAGCTGTGTGCGCAGTGCTCAAGGTCGCCCTCATCAAAGGCGTCCAGATCAAAGCTGGTGACACGGCGCCAGCTGCCGGCGTCGTTCACTTCTAAATTGACGATACGTTGGCTCATTTGTTACCTCGGCCGCGAATGCGAGAAGTCCGTGCAGACTGCTCGCGGGTGGTGATGGGGGTGTTGAATCCGGGTGCCACGTTCTCCAGCGGCTGCAGGCCAGCCCATGCCGCGTGCTTTTTGGCGCTGCTGGGCTTCGGGCCGCTTTTCTTCGGTGGGCGGCAGCTGTCAGGCACTGCGCGTGGCTGGTAGATGACCTCAAAGGCGGTGCCTTTGGCGCGGTCTGCGAGGGTGGTGCTCATGCTGCACCGCCTTGGCGTTCCCGCTCGCGCAGCGCTTCCTGTACAGCGGCAACTATGCGAACCAGATAGGTTTCGTGATTCTTTGCCCGCGACAGGGTAGACGCGCTCATCAGGTTCGATGCCAGATAGCCGGCATCGCTGCGTACGAAGAAGTCCTGCACAGACTTCCCGCTCATAGCGCCCCAGTAAGCTACCCATGCGGCGTCGTAGCAGACGATGATGATGCGTCCCTTGCCTGGCTCAAAGTTTTCCAGCACAACGCGAATAGGATCAAGTCGAGGCAGGTCGTCAATGACCAGCATTTCGGCAGGCTTGGCTGTGATTCTCATGCTGCAGCCCGCCCGTTCACCTTGGCCTTCATGATTCGGGTCTGCAGCTCCTCGGCCTGCTGGGTGAACACGTGGGCCCAAGTCGCCCAGGTGTTGACGCAGCGCCAGTGCTCGTTCAGATCCACGCCGGTGGCCACCGGTATCTCTTCGCTTGGCGTGTCCAGAATCGGCCACAGACGGTGGTACAGCGGGTTGAAGCGGGTGATCTGGCTGCGCTCGGTCGCCAGTGCAATCAGATCCCAGCGCTTGATGCGGGCCTTGTACTGGGTAAACACGTCCAGCAGCTCGTACTGCTCCAGCAAGTGGCGCTGGTGCTTCCACTCAAAGGCGGCCCACACGGGGCCCAGTTCGGCCTTGATCGGGCTGGCCACATCGCTGGTGATGCACTCGTGGGCGTCATGCATCAGGGCTGCAAACTGCAGCTCAGGCGATGCGTATTCATTGCGGGCCAAGCTCAGCACCAGCAGGCTGTGCTCTGCGACGCTGTAGGGGCGGGTAGCGTGGCCGGTAAACCGGTTGATCTGGGCCAACGAGTGCCCGATCTCGCTCAGGCTGGGCACGTTGTCCGGGTGGGTGGCAGCGGTACCGGTGAGCTCATGCTCACGGGCGTGGGCGGTTACAAGCCAGTTCATGCTGCAGCCCTCGTGCGGTTAGTCTTCACCTCGGGCTTGCCCTTCATGGACATGGCAAGGCGTTCCTTCTGGAAGGCGGCTTTGTAGACGCGGCCGGCCTCGGTGTAGAAGCTGTAGGGGCAGGCGTCGTTCACGTTGTCGTAGGTCGCCGCATCTGTGCGGGCCTTGGCCTCTATGGCCGCAATTGGAAGAACTTGGTGGGGCATGGTGGTGTCGTGGTGAAAAAGGGGAGGGCAGTCAGATCAGGTCCGGCTGCACAATGGGTTTGCGTGGGCCGTTGACCATCTGGGTGACGTAGCCGACGGGGTGGCCATCGCTGCCAAGGCGGACACGGCGCACTGGCACAGTGGTGCGCTTGGTGGTGGCTTCCCACTCGGCCTTACGCAGAGCAGCTGCGCGGCACTCGATCAGCCGGCGGCGCATGTCGAACTGCATGGCCTGCTCGTAGGTCCAACCCTTCCAGTGCATGCCTTGGAAGGCTGCCTGGCGGTGGGCATCGGTCACGGGCGGCATGTCGGCCGCATCGGCGTGGCAGCGTGGCGCTCTCATGCCATGTACTTTCCGTAGGCCCAGCCCACGCCACCGACGATCACGACCAGCGTGCAAACACCGGCAACGCTGACAGTTCCCCAGAACCAGAAGCGGTCCCAGTTGCTGAGCTGCAGCTCGTCATCCATCGGGGCACGGCGCACAGGTGTGGGCTGTGGAATCACTGGTGCAGCCTCAGCGCGGGTGCAGTGGCTGACCTTCACGCGGGTTACAGCAGCCGGGCGGGCAGGGCAGTGTTGCCCTTGGGTGCATTGGCCGAAGTCGTTGCAGCAGTTCATCGTGTCACCTCGGCCAGAGCCACGACAGCGCCAGTGTTGGCGGGTGCCTTGCGGGGAATGCAGCGCACGGTTTGGGCGTCTACCTCCACCCAGTCAGCATTTCCGCAAGATTGGGCAGCGGCCCGCATGTAACGTGCGCGGGCAGCTTCTGTTTTGATAGCGTCTTGTGTGGCGGCAGACTGCGCCATTTCGGCGCGGCCATCAGGCATGCCATCGACCTGTTGCATGGCTGCGTAGACGGCCACGATGGCGAGGGCCAGCAGGATGTTGACCAGGCGGTGTGCGGTGGTGTTCATGCTGCCACCGCCACTTCTTGCTTGACTTGAACGCGCTTGCCGTACATAGCCAAAGCTTCGGCATGGTCCAAAGGCAGCAAACGGCGCTGGCGAATCAAAAGGGCGCGCTTGGCTTCGGTGTAGTTGCCGCCATCAAGGAAGCCTTCAACGGGGATGCCCCACAGTTGCTTCACCCCTTTGGGCTCAAGGGCTGCGATTTCGTAGGTGCCGTTGTATTCGAGGTTGAGCGCTTGGGCTTTGTCGGCTGGCACACCAAGGTGCTCCAGCTTCCAGCGTGCTGCGCGCTCCATGGCTGTGCTGATTGCCCATTGATCGGTGACGATGACCGTCACTTCTAATTTGGCAGATGGGCTGAAATCGCCGGGCTGGTATATGTCTACCTTGCCGGTGGCTTTGAATGGTGGGAGGGTTGAGAACTTCACTTTTCACTCCAATCCAGCGTTCGCTTGCTGGGTTGAAATAAATGTAATGGAAATTACAAGCAAAGTAAATACAAATTACAGAAGATTTGCAAATTCGCTTGTTTTTGGGAGCGGAATCTAGGGAAAGTCCCATGTATCTGGGCCGCCAGACGAGATGTGCGGCCTACTTACACCCCGTAATCACTCTTTCAGAAGTAAACGTTTTGTGTAATCCCTTTGCAAAAAATGGGGGATGAGTGCTTGGGAGAGATTGGTCAGAGAGATGCGACGCAAGAGGAAGTCTTTTGTGTCGCTCGCTGACGCCTTGGGCACAAGCAAGGGCAACATCAACCACTGGAAGCTGCGCGGCATTCCCCAGAAATACATGCGCCAGTGCGCTGAGTTTGTGGGCTGCACGCTGGAGTGGCTCGAGTTCGGCGACTCAGATCGGCGCATGCCCTTGGAAGAAGCGCTGCGCGTTCTGGCTGAGCACTTGCAGGCGGCTGGTGACTATGACAAGGCCACGGTGGTTGCGCTATTCACCACGCTGGCCCACAGCCCCCACATGTACGAGGTAGTACACAATGGACTGGCGGCACTGCATCTGGGCAAGCCGTTGGAATCCTGATCTACCAAGGGGTGCGCATGTTTTACTTGGTCTACGGTTTGTTTTGTGTGGCGGTGGGCTATTGGGCGCAGAGCTGGGGCCGCAGTGGCTTCTTGTTCGCGCTGCTGTCATTACTGCTCAGTCCACTGGTGGGCGCGCTGGTGCTTTTGTTTCGCGGCAAAAACTCAAAAATCAACCCCATCACCGGCCTGCCGTTCGGCGTGAGTGCGCGCAAATGCCCGGAATGTGCCGAGTTCATCAAGGTTGAGGCTGTGCGCTGTAAACACTGTGGTGCATCTGTGCCACAGGATGCCGTGAATTAATCAGTGTTTTTGTAACACTGGATTTGTGAATTTTTCATTTCCGCAGGCGAAACTGATATTTTCTTGATCAGCCCTGTACACGGTTGCTGTCCCTCTGGTGAATAGTTTGGCCGGAAAAGGTGTATTTCTCCGGTAGACTTTTTGTGCGCACATGGTGCAAATACAATTTGTCACAAATCGGCCAAAAATAGGCTTCATCAGGGGGTTTGATGTGGGAATTGAGGTCCAGCAGTGCTGTCACGCGCTGCGAGTATGTGGAGGGCGGCGTCCTGCTGGCGCGTCACTCTGGAATTTTCGGGCATCCGGAAGCCCGATCTATCGTGCCGAGGCTTGCAGCCTCGTATTGCGACGGAATCATTGAGCGCTACGACGGCGCGATCACCATTTTTTCAGAGGAAGCAAAGCAGCCCGAATACCGGGTTCCCGACATTCCCTGGGCGCTGATTGTCCGAGAGGACCAATATCACCAGGCGGTCGAGTTCTGCACGTATCTGGCTACTTGTGGTGTGATGCGGACGGCTTGGCTGCCACAACATGTGGATCTTGCCCTGCGCTGGTGCTCGCTGCAGATTGAGGCAAGGGCGCCGGCGCGAGATATGAAATCAGCAGCTGCGTCGCCATTTGGTAGGCTGTCAACCGGCGGTCCTCTGGGATGGAGCGTAAGAGAAGATCCAGTTGTTTGGCCTCAAACGACACGGCCGGCTGCTCTGGAGCAACGCCTTTGAGCATGTCGCCTTCTTCGGTGGCCAGCCAGTGCGCATTCACGCGCAGGAAGTTGGCGACCCTGTAGTTGGCCTCGGTGTTGAGATGCTGGTCACCTTGCGCACCGCGAAGAATCATCCCGATGTTTTGGGTGCTGCAGTCCGCGACCCTGGCAACTTCGATCCGCTCGATTTTTTCGAGCTGCTTGATCTTGGCCGCATGGTCCATGGCAAGTTGTAGGCGTTCACCGTATCGCATGGCGTGAGAATAATCCTGTAGTTGTAATAAAAATCACGCAGCGCTTGTAATAGCTATTACAATCCGCGCATGCTCAAAAAAACTGCCATCGAACTTCTGGGGGGAACCCCAGCGAAAGCCGCTAAGGCCATGGGCTACAAGAGCCCGCATGCGATCTACGTTTGGCCGGATGTTCTGACCCAGAGCCTTGCCGACAAAGTGAACGGCGCGGTGCTGCGCATTCAAGGGCAGCAAGCCCAGCAGCACGGTGTGTCCACGTCCAGCCAATCGGCTCAACACGCCTGACAGCTCAGTCACTTGGCCAAGTACGTGTTTATGAGCGCGGCGTATTCCTTGAGCTCTTCCAAAGCTGCACCTGTAAAGCTGTGCACTGGGTTGTGCAGCACCAGATCGGCCGCTTTCGCGTCTTTGGCTGGACCTTCCGGCATTCCTGAGAGCTCGGCTTTCAAGAGCTCCTGCTGCATTTCCTTGGCGATAAGTCGCACCTGCGCAGCCAGCAGCAATTCCTGCGTTTGCATTATGAGTACCCCCTGTGGTGGCGTTGGTGGTGGTGAGAAGCTCCCATTGTCCACCTGTGGGGGAGCTCGCCCTTGTCAGTCGCTCAAACATTGCGCGGCTCCTTCTTTGCAACAGGCTGAAAGCTGCCAAGGTAGCCGCCATAGCTCCGGTACTTGGGATGCGTTGCACGCAGCTCAGCGTGGGCCTGCTGCACACATTCCTTCACCAGCTGGCGCACGGTAAAGCCGACGCTTGGCAATTTTGATTTCAAAGAGGTGGTGTTCATGAAAACAAGTATTTCAATTCCTCGCGCAACTGCCTATGGCGCAGAGGAGCAGATACCCGACATCACCGGAATGAGCGTTCAAGACGCGATCTACCACACAGCGCACAAGTGCCAAGGCGGCATTCAAGTCCTGGCATCGCGCATGGGCAAGTCGGTGGACACCTTGAACCACAAGGTAAACCCCAACAACACCACCCACCACACGACCGTTGAAGAAGCCCTGCAAATGCAGGAGTTCTCCGGTCTGCCGTGGATCCTGCAAGCCGAGGCAGCACGCCTTGGTTACACCGTCATCAAGTCGGTACCGGCCAGCACCGACGATCCCCACGCCCTGTACTGGCAGATGAACGCCCTGGTGGCAGACCTGCAGCACGCAGTGTCCGACGCCTTCGCGGCAGGGGTCACAGGCAACAGCATGCGCCGCTGCGATGGCTTGGCATCTGAGGCTATCAGCGCCATCAACAACCTGCTGGCCGGCCTGCGCGCGCAGCTCCCAACGCCTCCGAAATCCTTCAACTCATGAGAGCTAGCCCCACCTCCCCATTGGTAGCAGCAGCGGTAAACGCTGGCGTTGGTTCCTGCGCGTTGCGTGGTGCTGATGCAGCCACCCCCGGCATTGGGTCCTTCCCTTCACCTCTGCGTGCGGGTAATTCGAACCCCTTTTTGTGTGTAGCTAGCGGCCCCGAAAGTTACTGATGTCCTCCAACTACCATGAAGTTTTGAGCCAGTTGCAGGCGTTCGGCCTGCTGGTCGACCACCTCGATATTGGCAAGCGTCAGCGTTGCCGGTCGAAGGATGGCGGCAAGGAAAAGCGCGGCTGGTATCACTTGCATGAAATCCGGCTGGACAACGGCAACGACTTGATCGTGGGCAGCTACGGAAACTGGCAAGGCACCAACAACAATGTCCAGAAGGTGGAGATTGGCAAGCAGGAGCTGAGCACCGAGCAGCGTGACGCAGTGCGCCGCCGCATGGCTGAGGACAAGCGCAACTCCGAGCTGGCAGAGAAGGCCGACCAGGAGCGCGCAGCCGAGCGGGCCCGCAAAGCATGGGGCCGCTACTCCGAGCAGGGCGAGTGCGAATACCTCACCCGCAAGGGCGTGCTGGGCCATGGCGTGCGGTACTCACCCGGCGCGGCCATGATCATCCCAGTGCTGGATGTGGCCGGCCAGATTCACGGTCTACAGGTCATCCGCGGCAAACAAACCGGTGAACGCAAAAAGCTGGACAAGGAATTTTGGCCAGCCGGTCTCGCCAAGAAAGGGCACTTTCACCAGATCGGGGTGATTGGCCCCATCGTCCTGGTGGCGGAAGGCTATGCCACGGGCGCCAGCCTGTACGAAGCCACCGGCCTGCCCGTGGTCATCGCCTTTGACGCAGGCAACATCATCCATGTGGTGCGCAACTTGCGCGCACGCCACAAGCGTTCCCAGTTCCTCATTTGCGCGGATGACGACGAAACCCAGAAGTGCCAGCAGCAAGAATGCCGCAAGCCGGTATGGCCTGCCGATGGCCCCAACTGCCCACACTGCGGCCAGCCACATAAAGCCAGCAACGCAGGTATCTCTGCCGCCAGTGCAGCGGCCATGGAAGTGGGCGGTGCATGGATTGCCCCAAGGTTCACCGATGCAGCAGCCCGCAAGGCCGGCTGGATGGAGAAGGGCACCAAGCTCAACGATTTCAACGACCTGCACCTGCTGGAAGGCCTTCACGTAGTCCGCAACCAGATCGAGGCCCGCCTCTCGGAGCTGAATTGGCGCGCGTCTCCAAAACGCGCCGCCACCGCCACAGGGGGGGAGGGTGGCAACGAATACAGCCCACTGCGCCCGATTGACAGCGTGGAAGAGCTGCTGGAGCGCTTTGCGTTGGTGTACGGGCAGGGCAGCACGGTGTTCGATCATCAAGAGCACATTCTGCTGGCCATGAGCGATATGCGTGATGCTTGCCTGGCACGTGAGATTCACCGCGCGTGGGCAGAGCACCCAGACAGGCAGATCGTGCGCGTGCAGCAAGTGGGCTTCGACCCTGCTTGTACAGACCCGGACATTCTCTGCAACCTCTGGTCCGGATGGCCCACCGTGCCCAAGGCCGGCAGTTGCGATCTGCTGCTCGAGCTGCTGCAATACATGTGCGCCGAAGACAGCAAGCCCGACCAGCTCTATGAGTGGGTGCTGCGCTGGCTGGCCTACCCGATCCAACATCCGGGCGCCAAGATGAAAACCACGGTGGTCATCCATGGTCCACAGGGCACGGGGAAGAACATGTTCTTCGAATGCATCATGGCCATCTACGGTCGCTATGGCCGCGTGATCGACCAGTCAGCCATTGAAGACAAGTTCAACGACTGGGCCAGCCGCAAGCTCTTCCTGATCGCTGACGAGGTGGTTGCACGCTCTGACCTGTATCACATTAAAAACAAGCTCAAGGCATTCATTACTGGGGACTGGATCCGCATCAATCCCAAAAACATGAGTGCCTATGACAAGCGCAATCATGTGAACATGGTCTTTCTGTCCAACGAGGCCATGCCCGTGGTGCTGGAAGAGGACGACCGGCGCCATGCAGTGATCTGGACACCGGTCAAGCTTGAACAAGAGTTTTATGGCCGCGTCAAAGCAGAAATTAAAGCAGGCGGCATCGAGGCCCTACACCATCACCTTCTGCACCTCGATCTGGGCGACTTTGACGAGGGCACCCTCCCGCCGATGACAGACGCCAAGCGCGAGCTGATCAACCTCGGCTTGGACAGCCCCAGCCGCTTCATTCAAGACTTCGAAGCCGGCGAGATACCCGGATTCCCACCGCTGAAGGGCCGGTCTACTGACAACATGGTGTCGCCCGGCTTGCTGCTGCCTGCGCTCACGCAGGACTTCTACGAGCTCTACCAGGTGTGGTGCAACAACGTGGGCCTCAAAGCCCTCAACCTTCCGCGCTTCTCCAACGCCATCATGCGCAAGCACGGCGCCACCACCGAGCGCAAGCGCTACAACCTGCTGGGCTCCGAGACCGCCATCGGCCCCCATGGCGTCACCTACATGCCCGGCTGCCAAGAGCGCCCCTTTGGCGACAAAGAAGCCATCTGGCTGGGTGGCCGCATCGACGCATTCCGCGTCAGCCTCAAAGACTACAAGGCCCAAAAGTGATGCGCGCTCTGGCCATAACCCCAAATCTGTGCGGTGTGTGCGGTATGCCGTGCGCCATCGTGTGCGGGGTTAAGTCGTTGATTTATATGGGTTGTGCGGTATGTGCGGCATCGTTTGCGGTTTCCCATGCAGGCGTGCGTGTGTGCAGGCGTGCGCATGTGCGCACACCTGTGCGCCTGTACCCCGCACATACCGCACACACCGCACACGTCAATGCCCATGCGGGTTTGCGCGTTTTCGCATGCCGCACTACATCCCCCACATCCCGCACAAAAGAAATGATGGACTGCCAACCGGTAAAGAAAACCATCCGCTGCACGGAAGAAAACCTCCCCGAGTTCAAGCAAGCCCTGCGCGACTGGCCTGAACTCGGCACCCTTTGCCGCGACCTGATCGCCCAAGGCGTCTTCCCCGGCCTGCGCCGCCTGCAAATCACGCTCACCGGCAGCAAAGAAGGTGTGGCGCAGGGGTTGGGTGCCATCCCCGCGCTGATCGCCTCCAAAGCCGCAAAAACCGAAAGCGAGCAAGCATCATGAAAATCACCCTCAAGATGGAAGGCTTGGAGAAGGTCCTCAAGCAGCTCAACCAGCTCAGCGGCCCCCAGCTCCGCGAAGCCGCCGCCAAGGCCATCACCGACACCGCATTTCAGGTGCGCCGCACCATGCAGGCGGAAATGGCTAGCGTCTTCCAAGACCCCACGCCCTACATCCTCAAAAGCGTCTACGTCAAACAGGCCGACGCCAGCAGCCTCAGCGCCACCATCGAGCCCACCTACTTCGGCGGCAAGGGCATAGACCCCCAGCAGATCCTGCGCGCGCAAGAGGCCGGCGGCACCCGCCGCGACAAGCGCTCCGAAGTCATCCTGCGCCGTGCCGGCATCCTGCCTGCTGGTTACCAGACCGCGCTGCCCCGCGTTCCTTTCCCTGGCAGTGACGATGGCCGCGGCAACATGCGCGGGCCCTTCCTGGTGCAGCTCATCAGCTACTTCCAAGCCTTCGGGGAGCAGGGCTTTAAGGCCAATATGAGCGACAAGCGCAAAGCCAACCTGATCAAAGGCACCAGCAAGGTTTCTGGCCGGCGCTACTTTGTGGCCTACGGCAAGCTGCGCAGCGGCAAAACCGGCCACCTCGCACCCGGCATCTGGGCAGTCGTGGGCACTACGGGCGCCGATGTGCGCCCCGTGCTCATGTTCGTGCGCACGCCCAGCTATACGCCACGCCTCAACATGGCCCGCATCGCTGAAAAAGCCGATGCCGACAACTTCCTTGCGAAGCGCATGCGCGCTCGGATTCGGCAGGCAGCGGAAAAGCTGGGAGCCTGAACATGCCCGCCTTTATGAACCAGTTATTAGTCCCGACTTTTGAGAATGCCGAGTCCGGTTTGTGTGATCGTGAACCATCCGGGTTTGGATTCTTGGAGCAAACCTTTGGCGGTCAGCGATCGGATCGTGCGTATGGTTGGTCCTCTGCTGTCCGCCTGGAAGGGCTTTCCGTCCCTCCCGTAGTCAAGGCAAATCAGTTGCGGAATGGTCAAGCTGTAGCCCTTAACCTGGGGAGCGATCGGTTCCATGGTCACGGGTTGCGGCGCAGCTGGGCTGTTGGCCGTCGATCGCATGCCCGCCTCGCGCTGTCGTCTTCTGGCTCTGCTGGCCATCCATCCGGCAAACGCCATGCGCAGTGCTTTAAAGAATCGCATGGTTCCCTCCCTTGTGTATGCACACATATTAGCTTGCGCTACACTCCGCCCGTCACGTCAAAAAAAGGCGTGATCGGGATTGGTCTCCCGTTGCAGCTCCACGACGAAAGCCGTGGCCTCTTTTCCGCAGAGTCTGCGGCTTCGTTGTCTGTGCCTCCAGTTTTGGCGGCTCGGATGGGGGAGCGCAAGCTCCGCCGGTTCCCGCAGGGGCTGCCCGGTAGACCAACCCATTCGAGCTGCCGCCCTCGATTGGTCTCGGGTGCGGTGGTTGTTGTAAACCGCAGTCCCTGGAGGCCATTCATGGCTCATAACGCATCCGCGCCCCGTTGCGCACAAATCATCCCACTTCCCACTGCGCTGGCTCGTCCAGTCAAGCAGCCCCGCAATAAAGGCGGTCGGCTGTCCGGCGCACCTGCAAATAGCCCCGCAGCCGCCGAAATTCGACGACTGCAAGCTTTTCTGGTGGAAAACAAGCGCTTGCACGACATGGTGCGCCAGCAATTGCGCGCCGTGCAGCTTGCCAGCAAGCAAGGAGGTTGCAATGTCTGATCTCGTTTTGCTTCACCACAACGAACCCATGACCACTTCATTGGCGATCGCAAAAGGCGTCGAAATGGAGCACAACAGTGTTCTGGTCCTGCTTAAAAAGCACGTTGACAGTCTCTCTGAGTTTGGAAGGGTTCAATTTGAAATTGAACCCTTTGACACCAACGGAGGCAAACAGACTCGCGATGTGGCATTTCTGAACGAGCAGCAAGCCACCCTGCTGGTGACCTTCATGCGCAACAGCCCGCTGGTCATCAAGTTCAAGGTCGCCCTGGTTCGGGCTTTCTTTGAGCTGCGCGACAAACTGGCTTCCCAGCAACTGCCGCAGCCTGGCGGGGCGCTGTTCCTGTCCCATGCTGCTGATGTGATGGTGGCGGCTGACCGCACTTTCCGCGCCGTCATCCGCTCCGGTCGGGTGGCAGGATTGACCACCGCCCAGGCCATCCGCCGCGCTAACGAAGTTGCACGTCTAAAAACCGGCGTCTGCATGTTGGATGAACTGCAGGCCCACAGCCAGCTGGCCGCGCTGGAAGCGCCCGCACCAATCAACCCCGAAGTGCAGCGTGTGCTGAATTTCTGGGCTGAGTACGAGGCTGGTGCATTCGCTTCCGGCGCTTGCCTGCCCATCTTGACTGTCAGTGCATATGAGTTTTACAGCCGGTGGGTCAAGCAACAAGGCGCCGAGCCCTTGACCTTGCCCCGTTGGAGCAACGTGCTACAGGCGGCCGGCATGGTTACCGCCAAGCGCAAGCGCTACCAGGACGCCGACGGCAATCTGCGGGGCCCTGCCTCATTCATGTATCCAGCCGGCTGCAAAAGTGGCCCCGATGACATGACCGAGGTGCACTGGCTCGGCACCTGCGTGGACCGTATCAACACCTGCATGGAGAAATAGCCCGTATGAAAACCGCACCCGGTGACTTTGCCACCGCATTACAAGGCCACCGCTACCTGCTCGGCGACAAATCGGTCATCGCCATGCAATCCGGCGAAGTCATCCGGGTGCGCGAGCTGGATCACTCCGAACCCTACCCACTCGGCCCAGCCAAAGAGGTGCACGCCGCCTGGCTGAAGCCCGAACCCATGAAGTATTTCAAAGGCGAGGTCCCCCGATGAGCACCCCCGAAACGGCAACCCTGTCCGAGTTCTGCCGCCTGATCGGCGTCAAAGTCGGCTACGGCAGCGAGCTCAAAAAGACCGGCCGCTTGGTGCTGGCCGAAGACGGCAAGACCGTGCGGGTGCAAGAGAGCATTGCACGCATCGCCGAAACCCGCGACCCCAGCAAAGCCGGTGTGGCTGCCCGCCACGCCGAAGAGCGCGGCGCCGAGGTGGCTACCGGCCATGCAGAAAGCAAGACAAATCAAGCGCCAGCGCACGCCAGTAGTGCGCAAGCAGCTACCAATTCTGTAGCGGGTGAGGGCGAGCAGCCACCCGCCGGGCAGGGCTACGACTACCAGGGCAGCAAGGCCAAGCGCGAGCACTTCGCCGCCATGGAAGCCGAGGCCAGCTATCGCGAGAAGATCCGCGAGCTGTTGCCCGCCTCCGAAGTCCGCGCGGTGGTAGCTGAAATCATCACCGTCTTGCGTACGAGTATCGAGGGATTGCCCTACAACCTGGCACCACAGCTCGCCGCCACGAGTGATGAGACCCAGATCAAGTCCATCCTTTCCAATGAGGTGGAGCACGCGCTGGATACTGCCGCGCAAAGCTTGGCCAAGCTGGGCAAGGGGGAGTTTTAGCCATGCAAGCAGCAGGACTTTTCCACAGCGCGGCGCGCGCCATTGCACCACGCAAGCCGCTCACCGTCAGTCAGTGGGCAGACGCCAACCGGGTGCTGAGTAGCAAGGCCAGCGCCATCCCCGGCCGTTGGTCTACTGACCGGTCCCCGTTGCTACGTGAGCCAATGGACAGCATGTCCGCCCGCAGCCCGGTGCAGGAGATCGTTTGCATTTTCCCCATCCAGTTCGGCAAATCCGAGCTGGAGACCAACGTCATCGGCTACACGATGTGCGAGAACCCCGGGCCCATCCTAGTGGTGCTGCCCGGCGAGGTTTCTCAGCAGAAGTTCATCAACCAAAAGCTCAACCCGCTGCTAGAGGAAACCCCCGCCTGCGCCGAAGCCCTCACCAGCACCAACAGCCGCAACAGCTCGAACACCAAAGAATTCAAAGACTTTGCCGGTGGCCAGCTATACATTGAGCACGCCGGTAACCCCAAGCGCCTTAAGAGCACCAGTGCCAAGCTGGTGCTGGCGGACGAATTCAGCAGCTTTGCGGCCAGTCTCAAGTCAGGTGATGACCCAGACGCCTTGCTGGACGGCCGTCCTAGCGCATTTCCCAGCACTTATAAACGCGCAAGCGTTGGTACTCCCGAAATCATCGGCCAGTGCCGCCTCGAGGCCAAATGGGAAGTCTCAGATCAGCGCCACTATCAGGTGCCTTGCCCCCACTGTGGCCACGAGCATGCGCTCACCTGGGCGGGGTTTCATTGGTCTACGGGCCCCGATGGCAAAGTCATCCGTGCATGGGTGGTATGCCCTGAGTGCGGCGCCGAAATCGAAGAGCACCACAAAGACTGGATGACTGACCGTGGCCGCTGGGTGCCCACCCATCCGGGCCGAAAGATCCGCGGCTATCGCGCCAACTTCCTTTACTACCGTTTCGGCCTGGGCCCTCGCTGGCTTGATATGGCGCAAGCGTGGGTGGATGCGCAGGGTGACCAGTCCCGCCTCAAGACCTTTGTGAATGACCGCCGCGCCGAAGCCTGGGAAGACCAAGCCATGCGCAACGTCAAGCACAACGCCATTGCCGATCGCGCCGAGCCCTACGCCCTGCGCGTGGCCCCCAAGGGTGTGCTCTGCGTCACTGCCGGCGTGGACACGCAAGACAACCGCTTGGCCGTGCAGCTCGTGGGCTGGGGCCGTGGCATGGCCTTCTGGGTGCTGGACTATGTCGAGCTGCCCGGCGATCCGGCCGGCCCCGAGGTGTGGAATGCGCTCACTGAATACCTCAACAAGCCCATCCAGTCCGAGTACGGCGGCACCTTGCGGGTGGAAGCCATGGCCAACGACGCCGGTGGCCACCGCACCGAGGATGTGAAAAACTTCGTCCGCAGCCGCCGCGTGCGCCGTCCCCTGTGCATCTTCGGTGCCATCCCCAACAACGCGCCCGTGCTGTCCAAGGGCAAGCTGCAAGACGTTACCTGGAAGGGCCAGCACGACAAACGCGGCGTGATGACCCACCACGTGGGTACGGTCGGCATCAAGCACTGGCTCTACAGCCGCCTGAGTGTGGACAGCGCCAAAGACCCCGAGCTGCGCGTCACCCACTTCACCAGCGAATTGCCCGCCGAATACTTTCCCGGGCTGGTGTCCGAAACCTACAACCCCGCCCAAAACCGCTTCGTGAACCGCCGCGGTGCCCGCAACGAGCCCTTGGACACATGGGTCTACGCCTTTGCCGCCGCTCACCACCCCGAGCTGCGCCTGCACCGCGCCACCAAGGCCGACTGGGACCGACTGGAGACCTTGCTGCTCAACCAGGTGGCTCCCGGCGTCTACGAAGCCCCCGAAACCAAGCCCGCACCGGTCGCCCAGCCGGTGCAGCGCCCCCTTATTCAGCGTCCATCTCATAACCGAAACCCATCGAGGCCCACATGGTGACCCCTACCCACAGCAAAGCCGCCACCCCCGCCGCCCACGCTGGCAGCGAGAACGACATCATTGAGGACATGCTCTCCCTCGTCCTGGCCATGGCCCCCGGCTTCACCGCCGAGCTGGCCAAGCAGGCCGACAAGCAGATCCGCGCCAAGTGGGCGGGGGACCGCCCCTACATTGCCCGCCGCAGCGGGGAGGGCAGCAGCGAGCGCAATGCCCAGATCAAAGCCGACTACCTCCGGGGTGAGCGCATTGCCCTGCTGGAGCGCCGCTACAAAGTCAGCCGCTCGCGCCTGTGGCAGATCATCAAAAGCTGAAAACGTCTAGTTTCTTGCCTTAAAAACTAGACACAAGGCCCCCCAAAGTAGGGGCCAAATGGCTGCACCCACACCCACCACCGAGCCCGATGTACTCATCGCAGGCGACACTGCCAAGTGGCTCAAAACACTGGCTGAATACCCGGCAACTGAAGGCTGGGAGCTCAGCTATGTGCTCATCAACGGCACCAGCAAAATCACCGTCATCGGCACCGCCAGCGGGTCCGATCACCTCATCACCGTAGCCGCAACCACCACCGCCGACTGGGTGCCGGGTGACTACACCTGGCGCGCCCGCGTCAGCAAGTCCGGCGAGGTCTACACCGTAGGCAGCGGCACCTTCAAAGTGCAAAGCAGCTTCTCCGCTGCCACGCTCGATGCCCGCACCCACGCCCGCCGCGTGCTGGCCAACATCGAGGCCTACCTCGAAGACGGCGCCAACCTCACCGCCGCCAACTACACCATCGCCGGGCGCAGCTTGCAGCGCATCCCCATGGCTGAGCTGCTGGCCCTGCGCGACCGATACCGCGCCGAAGTCGCTCGTGAAACCGCCGCCAACCTCATTGCCCGCGGCATGGGTGATCCGCGTCGGGTGTTCGTGCGCTTTGGCGGCAACTACTAAGGGCTCCCATGGCCATGCAATATCGCAGCCTCATCCAGCGCGCACGCGGTGCCGTGGCCCGCTACTTCGGTGGACAAGCCCAAACGCGGCGTTTTCAGGGCGCGCAGCTCGGCCGCTTGGCGTCTGACTGGATCACCACCGAGCAGTCCATCAACCAAGAGCTGCGCGGCGACCTCAACCGCCTGCGCTCCCGTGGCCGCGACCTGCGCCACAACAACGACTATGCCGCCAAGTACACGCGCATGGTCACCAGCAACATCATCGGCCCCGGTGGTATCCGGCTGCAGTCTCGCGTGCAAGACGCACCAGGCAAGCCCGACCGCGCTGCCAGCAACGCCATTGAAGAGGCATGGGCCGAATGGGGCCTCGCCTGCGATGTAGCCGGCCAGCAAAGCCTGCGCGACCTGTGCACCACCATCGTCGGTGGCCTGCCCAGTGATGGCGAGTTTCTGGTCCGCTTCATTCAAGGCAAAGACGCCGGCAATAAATTCAACTTCGCACTGCAAGTCATCGATGTAGACCGCATCGACACCACCTACAACGTCGGCGCCACCGGCTCCACCAACGCCGTCATCATGGGCGTCGAGGTCGATGCCTACCGCCGCCCCGTGGCCGTGCACCTGTTTGCTGCCCACCCCAACGACGGCGTCAGCAGCAGCCGCACCCGGATCCGCGTGCCCACCACCGAGGTGCTGCACCGCTTCAAAGTCGAGCGCGCCGAGCAGCTGCGCGGCATCCCTTGGATGGCCCCGGGCATGCTCAGCCTGCACCACCTGGGCGGCTTCATGCTGTCGGCCGTGCTGGCTGCCGAGCATGGTGCCAACCACTACGGCTTCTTCACCAGTGCCGAGGCGCAAGCACCCATTGGTGCGCCAGAAAGTGCTGAGCCCGGTGCCCCCATCATCACCACCAGCCAGCCCGGCGTGTACGACACACTGCCCGCCGGCACCACCTTTCAGCCGCACGAAAGCAAATACCCCAATGAGGTGTTTGGCCCGTTCGTCAAAACCGCCCTGCAGCGTGTGGCCAGCGGCTGGTGCGTGGCTTATCACTCGGTCGGCAATGATCTGGAAGGCGTCAGCTACAGCAGCATCCGCTCGGGTGCCTTGGAAGAGCGCGACCGCTGGATGGATGACCAAGAGTGGTTCATCAACGTTTTCATGGAGCCCGTCTTTCGTGCTTGGCTCAAGATGGCCCTGCTCAGTGGTGCCATCACATTTCCCAACGGTAATGCTTTGCCTTACAGCAAGCTGGCCAAGTTCAGCCGCCATGAGTGGCAGGCCCGCCGCTGGGAATGGGTCGATCCCAAAGGCGACATGGAAGCCAAGATCCTCGCCGTCAAAGCAGGCCTCATGTCACCCCAAGACCTGTGCGCTGCCATGGGCTACGACTTCGAGGACACCGTCGACGCCATCGCCATGGCCATGAAGCTGGCCGCCGAAGTGGGCGTGCAGCTCACCGCTTACGACGGCACCCCCGGGGCTACGCCCTCTACCGGAAAACCGCCGGTCGCTTAAACCTCACTGACCTGGAGAACTTCCATGCCACTCGATATCAGCTCAAAAGTAGACGTTCTATCGGACCCAACTCGCAACCATATCGGCTTTAAAAACGCCGCTGGTCAGCAGCAAATGGTGCCAAAGTGGAATGCTGGAATGACAGCGCTTATTCACCCGGAAACAGGATCCGAAGTGAGCTTTGGTAGCGCCATCTATCCAGCCTCTACAAACAACCAGTGGGCACTTATTGGGGATTCTCGCAGTGCCAACAGCACTGAAGATTCCAATACATTTATGCCCAACCGCCTCACTGCCTACGGCTTGGCTGCATGGATTCAGCACTTCAGCAATTACCGCGGCCGGTTTGTTGGCAACTTCGGCATCAACGGCAACACACTTGCCCAAGTTCAGTCTCGACTAAACCCCGCAGCGTCCGCAGTTGGTACCGGTACAATCACAATGTCTGGAGGTGTTGCAACCTTCACAGACACCACGCACACATCCGGCGCGTTTGCCGTGGGCCAGCAGCTCTTCGGCACAGGTGTAGCGCCTGGCACGTACATCAGTGCATTGCAAACTGGCACAGGCTCCAACGCTGGCGGCACCTACACTGTATTGCCCCCGCAAAACGTGGCGTCCACAGCGATCAGCGCCTATCCGCAGCGGGCCAACATCTTGGGCAGCGCTGCCAGTGTTTTTGTGATGCTGATCGGCGTGAACAACGGCACAAACCCCGTGACCACTGACGGCCCCGTCTATCAGTCCGTGATCAATGCTCTGGTGGCCGCAGGCAAGATCGTGATTGTATTGAACGAGTTTCCGAACTCCGATCAGTCGGGCAACGGCGCGGTGCATTACAGCCGCCGCCGCTTCTTGGATGGTGCAGCGTACTTGCCCTATAGCTCCAAAGTCATCAAGTTCAACAGCTATGACGTAATGGCCGCTTCGCCTACGTCTTACCAGTTCAAAGCTGGTTACCTGGCTGCCGGTGACTTTTTGCACCCGAACCTTCAAGCAAACCGCGATCTAGGCAGCCGCATCGGTGCGGTGCTGGATGCCATTTTCCAAATGGGCAACTTTGCTCCGCGCAACAACCTGCCAACTTATGCTGGTGACACCGCTTTTGGTGTCGCGGCCATGATGAGTGGTACAGCAGGAACGCTTGGAACTGCTACCGGCCAGCTGGCAACCGGTTGGACCATGGGGAGCATTCCTGCTGGCTATTCAGTGGTGTGCGCAAAGGGCACCGACCCAGATGGCTATGAGCAACAAATAGTCACCATCAGCGGAACTGCTGGCTCAGCCGGAACTGTTCAATCAGTTTCCATCGCCAACTATGGCCTTGGTGGGGCATTTGCGGCATCTGGTGACGTTGTATCTGCAGTGTCCAGGATCATTGTGGATGCTGGCTCAGTTGGATTCGTCGGTCCTACGGCTATTTTGCAGGCCCAAGATACGACAAACAACATTGTTCAAAACTCCGCCCAGCTCTCTGGCACCGTTTACAACTCGGTGGCAATGGATGGAGCTTGGGCAAGCGCTGCCTTTGATGGTCAAGTGATGACCCAGCCGCTCACACTGGGAAGCGGAACCAACGCTGATTGGACTGCGTCCGCCAGCAAATCTCTTCAACCAAATTTCCAGTTTTGCTTCCTCGGTGGCATCCCTGTTCAGGCAACCATCCGCATCAGCCGAGTGGGCATTGTGAAAAACGCCTAACCCCATCCCCTCAGCACAAGAAACCCGCTCCGGCGGGTTTTTTTATGCCCGCAAAAATCTTCAAAAACGTCTAGTCCTTTGCCTTAAAAACTAGACACCTCGGCCCTGAAAGTAGGGGCCATGACTACCAAAACCTCCATCCCCGAGAGCTTGCAGCGTCACCTGCAGACCGGTCGCACCGAGCGAGCCTTGCTGGTGGACCGTGCAGCGGTTGACGTTGAAGCACGCACCGCCACCCTGGCATTCGCCAGCGAGACCCCGTACGAGCGCTACTGGGGCATTGAAATTCTGGACTGCACCGCCACCAGCATGCGCACCGGCCGCCTGCGCAGCGGTGCAAACCTCCTGTGCGACCACGACACCCGAGATGTTGTGGGCGTTATCGAATCTGTCGAGATCGGCCCCGACCGGGTAGGTCGTGCCGTGGTGCGCTTTGGAAAAAGCGCTCGTGCAGAGGAAGTGTGGCAAGACGTGGTTGATGGCATCCGCCGCAACGTCAGCGTCGGCTACATGATTCACAAAGCCCAACTGGTCGAAAGCGCTGACGGTGTGGAAACCTACCGCGTCACCGACTGGGAGCCCTTTGAAGTCTCCATGGTCAGCGTTCCCGCTGACGCAACCGTAGGCGTTGGCCGCAGCGCTGAGCAGCTGGAGGCCCCCGTGGCACCCGCTGCCATCGCAGCCGCACCCGCCACCCCTGCACCCCAAAACCAACCCCAAGGAAAAGCCATGACTGATGTAGTCGTTGTCGAGCAGCGCAATCACGCCGCTGAAATCTCCAAAATCGGTGCCACCGCTCCTGGCGGCGCTGAATTGGCCCTGTCCGCCATCCAGCGCGGCATCACCGTCGAAGAGTTCCAGCGCGAACTCATCGCCCACATGTCCACCAAGCCTCTGCCCACAGCAGACATTGGCTTGACAGCCAAAGAAGCCAAGCGCTTCAGCGTCCTGAACATCGCCCGCTACCTGGCAGACCCTAGCGCTGCCAACGAGCGCGCCATGGGCTTTGAGCGCGAGTGCTCTGCAGCTGTTGCCAAAATCATGGGCCGCGAAGCCCGTGGTGTGTTTGTCCCCTCCGAAATCCAGCGCCGTGACCTGGTGGTGGGCACACCTACTGCCGGTGGTAACTTGGTCGCCACTGAGCTCAAGGCCAGCAGCTTCATCGAAATGCTGCGCAACGCCATGGTGCTGGACCAGCTCGGCGTCACCATGCTGACCGACCTGCGCGGCAACATCGCCATCCCCAAGCAAACCGGCGGCGCCACCATCTACTGGGTCGCTGAAAACACAGCCCCCACAGAAAGCCAGCAGTCTGTCGGCCAAGTGCTCATGTCTCCCAAGACAGCGGGCGGCTTCACCGATATCAGCCGCACTTTGCTGAACCAAGCCTCCATCGACGTGGAAAACTTCGTGCTGGGCGACTTGGCAAAGCAGTTGGGTCTGGGCATCCAGTTGGCAGCGATTGCCGGTACCGGTGCAAGCAACCAGCCTTCCGGCCTGCTGACCCGCATCACCCCATCCCTGGTCGGCGGCACCAACGGCTTGGCACCCACTTGGAACAACATCATTGACCTGGAAACCAACGTGGCCACCGCCAACGCGGACGTGGGCACCATGGGCTACCTGGTCAACGCCAAGACACGCGGCATCCTCAAGCGCACACAGAAGTTCTCCGGCACCAATGGCGACCCGATCTGGGACCGCAACACCAACGAGCCGCTCAACGGTTACCGCGCTGCCGTCACCAACGCAGTGCCTAGCAACTTGACCAAGGGCACCAGCTCCGGCGTCTGCTCCGCAGGCATCTTTGGCAACTTCTCCGATCTGCTGATCGGCATGTGGGGTGCCATTGACCTGATGCGCGACCCCTACGCAGCGTCCACCTCCGGCGGCGTGCGCATCGTGGCTCTGCAAGACGTGGACGTAAACGTCCGCAACACCGAAAGCTTCGCCACAGTCGTTGACTGGCTGACAGCGTAAGCCCACAGGCCACACACACAGCCCTGCGCATCATGTTTGCCGAAAACCTCGCAGCCTTCGTCAACCCCACAGAGTTTGCCCAGCGCATCACTCTGGCGGGGGTGGAGGTGGCTGCCATTTTCGACAACGCCTATGCGCAGGGCGGTGTGGGTGTGCTCGGCATGGCCAGCACCCAGCCAGCGCTCACGCTGCCCACGGCAAACGTGCCCGCAACACCGGAAGGTGCAGCGGTCACCGTTGGCACCACCAGCTACCTGGTGGCGAGCCACGAGCCTGACGGCACCGGCATGAGCGTCCTGTATCTGGAGGCCCCATGAGCACCATCGTCGTCAAAACCGTCGATGCCATCGAGGCAGCACTGAAGGCAGGCACCCCAGTGGCTCCGCTCATCGAGCGTGGCCGCCGTCGTCCTATCCCCATCAGCTCTGCCACTGCAGTGGCCATCCGGCCTGTGCAGATCGAGGTCGCTCAGGCGCAAATGGTCAGCGGTATGCCCGTGAGCTGGAATGGCTCCTATGCAGTCGAGTGCTATGCCCGCAGCGGCAAGTCCACTTCCCCGGATGTGGCTGTCGATGAGCTGGTGCAAGACGTGTACGCCCGCCTTATGCAAGACCCGACGCTGGGCGGCGTGGTGGTGGTCATCCGGCCGCAAGGCATCGCCTACGACTTCGACGCCGACGGTGAGCTCACCGCCTGCGCCACCCTTGTTTTCAATGTTCTGCACCGTGCCAACGGCGCAACCCTCAGTTAACCCCAGGAGCAATCCACCATGAGCTACTTTTTCCCCGAAGGCGCGAAGTTCCAGTTTTCCACGACTTTCGCAGCCGCCAAAACCGTCACCGCTGCATCCAACGCCAACCCCACAGTGCTCTCCAGTGTCGCCCACGGCTTTGTGGATGGCGAAGAGTTCCTGTTCCTCTCTGGCTGGGAAGATGCTTCCAACTCCATCTTTCAAGCTGACCAGCTGACTGCTGACACCTTGTCTGCTCTGGGCTTGGACACTACCAACACCCAGTTCTACAGCGCAGGCACCGGCACCGGCACGATCCAAAAGGTCAGCAACTGGACTGACATTCCGCAAGTGCTGTCCATCAGCAACTCTGGCGGCGATCCACGCTACACCGACGTGCAGCCCCTGAGCGCCCGCAATGGCATCAAGATCCCCACCGGCTTCAACGCCAGCACGATCACTTTAAGCCTGGGCCACGACCCGCAAAACGCCACCTACAAGGCCATGCTCAACATCGCCCGCACCCAGCAAAAGGTGGCGCTGCGCATCGTTGGCGGTGGTGCCACGGTCTACGGCTACGGCTACATGTCCGTGTCCGAAGTGCCACAGATGCAGTCCGGCCAAGTCAACCAAGTGCAGTGCGCGATCAGCTTGCTGGGTCGCGTCATCAGCTACTAAGCCCGGTTGCCCGCACGGCAGGGCAGGGCGTGTGTCCAGACAGCACATGCCCTGCTCGCCGGTGTACTCCGAGCCGGCACGCCGTGCGTGCATTCACTTTCGGAGCTTGTTTACCTGTCTATCGGAGTGATTCATGTCTATCGAAATCGAAATTTCTGACACCGTTGGCTTCAAAGTCAAAGGTTCCTACAACAACAGCAAGGGCCAGCCCGTTGCCTTCGACTTCCAACTGGAGTGCGAGCGCTTGGAGCAGGACGACCTGCAAGCCGCCATCAACGACCAGGGCAATACGCTGCTGATCGACTTCATGCTCGGCATCAACAAGGGCTGGACCGGCGTCAAAGACAAAGAGGGTAAGCAAGTGCCCTACAGCGAAGAAGCCTTCCGCAAGCTCTGCCGCATTCCCGGCATGGCCCGCACGGCCTTCCAAGCCTACCTGGGCGAAGTAGGTGTGAAGGAAAAAAACTAACGGCGCTCGCCAGAGCGCTCGCAGAAAACGCCCAAGCCCATGAGCCACCAGAGCAAGACAAGTCCAACCCGTTCATCGCCGCGGTGCTTGCTGCCCGTGCCAATGAACCCAAGCCCAGAGCATTCCTCTGGCCTTGCAATGTGGACACCTGGCGCCACTGGTGCGAGCTGCAAACGCAGTGGCGTGTCGGCGTCAATGGTGCAGTGGGCATGGACTACGCCGGCGTGTCTGCCTACCTCACTGAGCAAGGCATCACAGGCGAAGACCGGCAGCGCATCTGGGCGGGCATCCGGGCTTGCGAGCGCGGCACGCTGGAAGGCCGGCAAGCCGCACAAAACCAACCTAAATAAGGTCGCCCATGTTTGAAGGTATTGGCATCCAGCTCACGGCAGACACTGCTGATTTTGTCAGCGGTATGCGCAACGCAGGCCGCGAGCTGGACACCTTTGGCGGCCGTGTCAAAGACAGCGAGACCAATTCAGGTGCTCTGGCAACTACCTTGCGCTCGGCCTTCATTGGCGGTGGTGTGGTCGCGGGTATTGCAATCGCTGCCAACACTGTCCGCCAGTTCACTGACTCCATGGTTCAGGCTCAAATCAGCGTGGACAAGTTGCGGAACGGCCTGACATTTGCGGTGGGCGCTGGAAATGTGGCCGCTGAGCTGGAGTTCGTGAAGGCAAGCGCTCGCAACTTAGGACTGGAGTTCAACACTACCGCCGAGCAGTACATGAAGCTGGCCGCAGCCGCCCGTGGCACCAGCTTGGAAGGGCAGAAGACCCGCGACATTTTTTCCGCCATTGCACAAGCTTCCACGGTCATGGGCTTGAGTGCTCAGGAGGCAGAAGGCGCACTCACGGCGGTCGCCCAAATGATCAGCAAGGGCAAGGTGCAAGCCGAAGAGCTGCGCGGCCAATTGGGTGAGCGCTTACCCGGCGCGTTTCAGATCGCCGCCCGCGCCATGGGGATGACCACCACCGAGCTGGACAAGATGCTGGAAAGCGGCCAACTGCTGGCGTCTGATTTCCTCCCCAAGTTTGCAGCCCAGCTCACCAACGAGGTCGCTCCTTCGGTGGATGAGGCTAGCCGCAGCATGCAGGCCAGCGTCAACCGGCTGAGTACCGCATGGACTGATTTCAAGCAAACGGTAGCTGAAGCCGGCGTTTCCTCGGCCATTCGCTCTGCAATTGGTGGGATTGCCACCGATTTCGAGGCTGTATCAGATGCGATGAAAAATGCCAAGAAGGAGGGCGCTGGCTTCTTTGTGCAGACTTTGGCCGGTGTGACCACAGCTATCGGCCGTGGTGGTTTCGGCATGTTGTCTGAGGCCTTCAACGTCACAAACTCAGCTTTGAATACGCTGAGCGGTGGCCTTCTCAAACTGCGTACAAACCTAAATCTGGTGCCTGAGGCGTTCGATACCAATGCCCAAAAGGCAGCGGCGCTGGATGGCAAGCTGACCGAGGCGACAACCAAATTGCAGAACATGCGTCTGGAGTTTGACAAGCGCCCTAGCGACATTTACTTGCAGAGCGAGATTTATCAAACCCAGCTCTATGTGCAAGAGCTGCAGCGAGCCAAGACAGCGCTTGGAGAAATCACGGGCGGTGGTGCTGGCCGTGGTCGGGTCAACCCCGAGACCGTAGCCGCCTCGCTGGAGGCCAAAGCCCAGCGCGAAGCCTCTTACAAAGCCGCGCTCACCACTTACGCCACCGACAGCGAAAAGCTTGCTGCCGAGATCGCCAAGCAAAAAGCCGCCCTGGGTGATCTGTACACCCCCGAGCTGGAAGCCCGGATCCGCAAGCACTTCATCAAGCCGGTCAAAGACGCCAGCGACGACTATGGCCGTCTGGGCGCCACCATTGCCCGTGAGCTGGATCTGGCCAACGAGCAACTGCTGGCAGGCAGCCGCCTGACAGAGTCCGACAAATTCCGCATCAAGACCCTGTCTCAGATTGATGAATCCCTGCGCAAAGGCAATATCACCAAGGCGCAGGCGCTCACGCTGGAAGAGCAGATGACCGCGGCACAGCAAAAGCGTGAAGAGGTTGAAAAAGCCGCTGCTCAACGTCGTGCCAACATCGCCCAGTACCAAGACCAGATCGCCTTCCAGTCTGAGCTCGATGCCGCCTACGTGGCCGACAGCAAGGCCCGCGAGCAGGCCCGCCTCACGGTCGACGCCTACGAAAAGTCCATCCGCGACAGCAACAACATGCTGGCGCTGGAAGCCTCCCTCATGGGCCAAAGCGCCACTGTGCGTGAAGCCACACTGGAGCAGTACCGCATTGAGCTGGAGCTCAAAAAGCAAATCGACGCCATCGACCGCAGCGCCGGCCTCGATGAGGCTCAGCGCGAAGAGCTGCGTGCCCGCGCCCGTGTTGCTGCTGCATCTGCCAGCGCGCAAGCAACCACCAAAGCGCGCCTGGAAGTCACCAAGAAAGACGCCGAGCAGATCCAGCAAACCCTCACCGACGCCATCATGCGTGGGTTTGAGAACGGCAAAGGCTTCGTGGAAAACTTCCGCGACACAGTCGAGAACATGTTCAAGACCTTGGTCCTGCGCCCCATCGTCAGCGCCATCGTCACACCAGTGGCCGGCCTGATCACTGGTGGACTACCTGGCACTGCAGCAGCAGGGCAGGGTGGTGCGCTCGGTACCGTCAATACAGCAGTGCAGGCCAAAAGCCTCTACGACACCGTGAGCGGCGCTTTCACCACTTTGGGCGAAAGCATCAGCACCAGCGCGGCCACCATGGGCAAGTGGCTCATTGAAAACACCAGCGACGCGTTGCAGCAGGCTGGAAACAGCCTGTACTCCTACAGCGGCACCATCGGTACTGCTGGGGCCTACGCCGGCGGTGCATTTGCGGGTTACGGGCTGGGCACTGCCATCAGCAACGGCCGATCAGCAGCCGGCGACGGAAATGGTGATGCCCTTGTGGTGGCTGGCACCGCCTTGGGCGCTATTTTTGGTGGGCCTGTGGGTGCTGCTATCGGTGGCGCCATTGGTGGGGCGATCAATGCCGCATTTGGTCAAGGTGCCAAAACCGTAGATGCCACGGGTATTCAAGGGACATTCAGCGGCAGCATGTTTTCCGGCCAGAGCTATCAGCAATGGAGCCGAAGCGCCGGTTGGTTCAACAGTGGAGACAGTGGTACAGACTACCGCGCGCTCGATTCCAGCTACGCCAGCAAACTGGGTCAAGTGTATGGCGCGCTCACCAGCTCCACCGCTCAGCTAGCGGACTCCCTAGGCCAGCCGACTTCCCAGATTCTCGGCTACGTCAAGTCCATTCGCATCGATTCTTCGCAGCTCACTGAATCCGGCCTGCAGGCCGTGTTTGAGGGCATCGCCGACGAGCTGGCCCGCACGGTTGTCACTTCGGGCTACATCAAGGAAGGTGAGCGCGCATCGGTAGCCCTGTCCCGGCTGTCCACCAGTCTGGCGACCGTGAACGGTGCATTCAACACCCTGAACAAAGCAGCACTGACTGCAGGCCTGTCCACTGCCGATGCCGCCAGCCAGTTGCTGGATATGTTTGGGGGTGCGGATGCCTTCAACACAGCCACCCTGAGCTACTACCAGAACTACTACACCGAAGCCGAGCGCAACGCCAAGACCACCGAGAACCTGGTCAAGTCTTTTGCCAGTCTGGGTGTGGCTATGCCTGACAGCACAGCTACCTTCCGGGCGTTGGTTGACGCGCAGGATATTACGACCGCAAGCGGCCGCACTACCTACACCGCCCTCATGGGTCTGCAGGAAGCCTTTGCTGCAGTGACTAAGGCAGCAGAAGACAGCGCCAAGAGCCTAATCAAAACCGCCAACTACGCAACTTATGCCGATTACGCCGCAGCCATGGCGGCTGCCGGCGGCACCGCTGCCGCGCGCTTTGACGGTGGCGACCTGTCCGGCGGTTCCCTGCTGGCCCTGTCGCCCGCCTTGATGACTGCCACTGCAAGCAGCTCGACGCCTGCAGCCGCACAGGTGGACGCAGCTACCGCTGCCGAAGTGCAGGCCCTGCGCGAAGAAAACCGCGCTCAGTCCCTCGCGCTCGCCCGCATCATGGAGCGCTTTGCCCAAATCATTGAAACCTGGGATGCCATCGGCATGCCCGCGGTCCAACCGGAATAAATGACCATGAAGGGCATCACCATCATCAAACCCATGGCCCTCACGGACGCCATGTTGGTCAGCTCTACCGTCCCCGAGGCCGACTACGCAGTGTGGGCCGCTGGCACGACTTACGCCCTTGCAGCACGGGTCATCAAAAACCACGTCATTTACGAGAGCTTGGCCGCGTCCAACGTGGACAACGACCCCGAGCTGGCAGGCACTACCAAATGGGTCGCCGTGAGCGCCACCAACCGCTGGAAGCTCTTCGACCTGTCCAGCAGCAGCCAAACCGCGCAATCCACCAGCATGAGCTACACCCTGCGCCCTGGGCAGTTTGTGACCTCTGTGGCTGCTGTCAACCTCACCGACGTGACCAGCGTGCGGGTTCAAATGATCAGCGACGCCTTTGGCTTGGTTTACGACGAAACCCTAAGCCGCCCGCGCATCCAGCCAGAGGCCAACTGGTGGAGTTGGTTCTACGGTAAGCGCACGGAGCCATTGGCCAGCTACTACACCAACCTGCCAAGTTTTCTGGATGCACAAATCATCGTGACCTTCACCGGCGGTGCGGCCATGGCGGTGGGCACTCTCATCTTGGGAACGTCCAGCCAATGGGGCAAATGCGTCACGGTTGGTGTGTCGCTCGGCATCAAAGACTATTCCCGCAAGGACGTAAACACCTACGGCGACACCGTACTGGTCAAGCGCCGTTACTCCACGCAAGTGGAGGTCCCCCTTGCGTTGGAGACCGCGCAAACCGATGCATTTTTCAACTTTGTGGCTGGAATGCGCGCCACACCGGCTTTGTGGATCGTGAGCGACGAGTTTGAGTCCACCACCGTCTACGGCTACTACACCAGCTTCAAGGTACTGATCCAGTACCGAGACCTCAGCGACTGCACCCTCAATTTAGAAAGCCTGGCATAACCATGATCAACCCTATTGGACCCTCACCAACGCCGCTGGATAGCGCGGCTGACTTCAATACCAAAGCCTTTGGCCTTCTTGCGCAGCTCCCCGGCTTTGTGGATGAGACCAACGCCACGGCCGACACCATCCAGATCAACGCGGACATTCTTGCTGCTGTGCTTCTGGCAATGGCATTTCCTGAATACACAGGAACCAGCGCCAGTTCGGTCACTGTGGGAACAGGCCCCAAGGTGTTTGCCACCCAAACCGGCAAACTGTGGGTGCCCGGCCAGATCGTGGTGGTCAACAATGGTTCCAACATCTTGCGCGGCCCCGTGGTCAGCTATACGGGCGGCAACCTCACGGTAAACGTCACCAGCACGGTTGGCAGCGGTACCTACACAAGCTGGACGATTGGTCTGACGTTTGAGGGCTTGCTGCTGGCCAAGGCCGGTGCAAACGCTGACATTACCGACCTCAATGCCTTGGTGAGCGTTCCTGCCGTGGTGTCTTCTGCCATCACCTCGGGCATTAACGTCAATGCATCCCCTGCAGTCCGACAGACTGTCTTGGCCGGTCCGGTGGATTCTGCTGGCCTGCCCAATTTCGGCGGAAGCACAGGCGCCACAACCGTGACGGCAGCCGGCACCCTTACGGCTACGGCTGCGAATGGCGCGCTCAACCGCACCGGAAGTATCACCAATCCGTCTTGGTCCGGACTCAGCGTCAACGGCACGATGTATCTGTATCTCGACATTGCTGCCAACGGTGTTTGCACGCCGGGCAGCACTGCATTGGCCCCCAACTATCGCTGGGCCGGTGCAGATGTGGTGACCAACGGGCAAAGCACCTTCAACATTCAAGAAATGCAAATGAAGGTCGGTAACGGTACGACAGCAGCGCCGGCCTACCGTGTGTTTGTGGGAGAAGTCACCGTGTCGGGCTCCGTGGTGACTGCCATCACCTGGTATGCACTGATGGGGCGGTATTCGGGCACAGAGCAGGGCACGGCCTACGGTGGCGCATATTCGCAAAACCATAACCTCGGCGTGCAGCCTCTCATTACCAATTGGGTCTGGGTGTGTAAAACCGCAGACATTGGTTTTTCCGTAGGCGATGAGCTGCCGTTCTCCCTGAACGTTGGCAGTGCCTGGGCAACACCCAAATCCACAGGTTTCAGCACCGGCGCCGGTATCTCATGGCCAGCCAAGGCAGGTGGCGCTGCCAGTATCACGCTGGGGAGCTGGAAGGCCAAACCCTACATCCTCCGGGGGTGGTGAGCATGTGGGTCGACACATTCGGTAATCTCTACGAAGGCGACTGCCGTGCGGGCGACCGCGCAGCGACCCCTGAAGAGGTGGCAGCGTGGGAGCAGTCCCGCTCCCCAAGTCCTCTTCAGCAAATCCTTGAGCTGGAAGCCCAGCAGGTGCGAGACATGGCCCGCTTCGACCGCGAGCAGGCCCTTGCATCTGCTGAGGCACTTGCGCTGGCGGAATTCGGCATCGAGCCGGAGGATTTGTACGCCATGGGTGCTGGGCCTAACCCTCCCACGGCTGCGCTCAACTACCGCCGACTCAAAGACCTGGACAACCAGATCAAGGCCTTGAGGGACCAGCTATGACCTGGCACCTCTACGTTGCGGCCGTCGTCTTCCTGTCCCTGCCGACGCTGCTGCTGTTGGTCTGGCCGGCGCTCAAGTTGTTCGATTTGAAGGGCTTGTGGCGTGTGCTGTGGCTGGCTTTCTGGCCGGTGATGCTGGCCGCGTGGCTGGCTGACGTAATTGTGGCCCGCACCTGGTGGGTTTTGCTGTTTGGCTGGCCCAAGTGCAACGAAGTAACGATATCCCACACGCTGGAGCGCCTTATCGGCGAGCACGAGCACAAAAGCTGGGCGCTTGCAGCGTCTATCGCCCAAGAGCTGGACCGCATCAGCCCGGGCCACATCAAGATTCTCCGAAGGTAGCCATGCCAGAACCAACCACCGCATCCACTGCAGCCGTTGCCACGCTGGCCTCTGCTGGCGTCACCGTGCCGGTCATCACCGCCTGGGGGATCTCCCTCGGTCTGCGTGCGGACCTGCTCATTGCCGGCTTCGCTGGATCGCTGGTGGCCATTGTCCTTTTGAACTCGGTGCCCAGCTCTGGCGATACCTGGCAGGAGCTGGTGCGCACCACCTTGCGCCGCATGATGGTGGCCGTGGCCAGCTCGCTCACGGCAGGCTACCTCACACCCTTGGCCATGTTGGTGGCTGCCATGCCTGAGCCGCTGATTCTCGGCAGTGCTTTTGCGGTCGGTGGTGGTGCCCAGCAAGTGCTCATGTTCATGATCCGCAGGTTTTCCGGCGCGCCGCCGGGCAGTCCACCCGCCATGGAAGGGGGAGCAGGCGCATGACCGACCCCATTCAACTGGCCCACTGGCTGGCGGGCATCGTAGTGCTGGCCGAAGCTCTGAACAAATTGGAGCGCACAGCTCCCTTCGCGTCCGGTCTGTCACCCCGCAAACGGGTGGTGGACTTCCTCAAGGCGCTCGCCTGGCTGCTGCTGGCGATAGGGGCGGGCGGTGCTGTAGCCACCCCCTTGCTGCTGGCCATGGGCATTCACGCCACGCCGTTCGACCACATCACCCATGCGCAGCCCACCTTTGCCGAAACCGCAGTGCTGCTGGGCTTTGCGGTCCTGATTGTTCGCACTCGAGTCAAGGAAGGATAGACATGATCACCCTCAATCAATATGTGGGCGTGCACCGCGAGTCACCCGACTGGACGATTGCGCGCCAGCAAAACGCCAGCAACCTGCTCAAGGCCTGCGCCGCACTGGAAGCCGAAATGTCCCGGGCGGGCGTCTTGTTCCCGGATAACCCGGCTACTAAGAATGGCGTCAGCGGGCAAACCTTCGGCGGTTTCCGCCCGCAGGACTGTCCGCAGGGCGCGCCAAAGAGTAGCCACAAAGAGGGTCTGGCCGTAGATCGCTACGACCCCCGCGGCGAGATCGATGCCTGGTGCATGGCGCATCCAGATCGCTTGGCATTCCACGGCATCTTCATCGAGCACAGCAGCAAAACACCCGGCTGGTCACATTGGACTATTAAAAGTCCAGCCTCGGGCAACCGGATCTTCATGCCATGAAAGAACTACTCATCGCCATTGCCTTGGTGGCTGTTGGATTCTTTGGCGGCTGGGCTGTAAATGGCTGGCGCCTCGATGCCGAGCACGGCCGAGAGCGCATCGAGCTGGCCAAGCAGCGCAACGACCAGCTGCTGGCTGCTATCCGTCAGCGTGACGACTTGGCCGACAAAGTCGACCAGGTCGACAAAACCCGCACCGCCCAACTCACGAAAGCCCGCAATGAAAACAAAGCTCTTACTGATCGCCTTGCTGCTGGCACTACAGGCCTGCACATCGACGCGACTTGCCCCGGCACCGGACCAACCCAAACCGCCCAAGACGCCGGCGTGGATTCTGGAGCCGCAGCCGAGCTCACTGCCGCTGCTCGACAAGCTTATACGGCCCTACGACAAAACATCATTGAAACCGAAGGAAGGCTGAGCGCCTGCCAAGAGCTGCTGACACTGCATTGATAGACAATGCCCTCATGTTGAAGGGCGTATCCATCATTGGTGTAGTTGCTGTGCTTGTCGGCTGTGCTCAAAACCCGCCAGAGCCCGCAAACACGTCATTGAATCCCCTGGTGGACTACCGCCAGACCGGCCAAGTGGTTCGCACCGACGCCGGCAAGACAGAACGCAGCGCCGCGGTGCTGGCAGCTTTTCGTGAAAAGTACCCATGCCCGGCCACTGGCAAGTCCTTTGGATCGTGCCCAGGCTGGGCCATCGATCACGTGATCCCTCTGGCTTGCGGTGGTGCCGATGCGGTCTACAACCTCCAGTGGCTGCCCAATGCCATCAAGAGCGCCAAAGGCCCAGACAGCAAAGACCACTTTGAGCGCAAGATCTACGGAGGGCAGGGCGCCAGCAAGGGCTGCCCGTAGGCAACAAAAAACCCGCCGAAGCGGGTTTTGGTTTGCTGAGTTTAGGCTGCTAACTTTCCCGGATCGTTTGCAGAGGGAAGTCTTGAGGCATTCGCAGCAAGCCAGGCGGCAGCCTCAGCAGTAAGAGTCGCCTTGCGCTCCTCATAGCTCATGCCCTTGGCAATAAGCAGACTGTTCCGCACATCAAACTTCCCAATGAAATCCAACTCGGCAAGGGTCAGCGAGTTGCGTTGAATCCCCTTGAACTTGCCTGTTATGAGCGAGTTGACCAAGCAGTGTTCATTTGAGAAGTGATGAGGCTTGAGTTCTTTGCCTTCGGCCACTTTTTGATCTTTGATCACTTCAGCCATGAGTTTTGCTGAAGCCACGGACATGTGCCGAAGCTTCTTCCAGTCGTCTGAACCACGAATGATTCCGTCGATCTGTGAGTCGCACCAGACTGCAAAATCTGCATCAAGCCAGCGCGCAAATGGAACCGCTAGCTTTGGATGCAGCCATGTTCCTTGCTGGAATTGTTTTGAGTTGCCTTTTCGAGTGATGTGGGATTTCCCCATATCACTGTGATGGCGCTTCAAAGCAGACAGATATTCAATGGTGCTTGGTAGTCGCAACCATTCTGCTGGGTTTTTCCCCCATCTGGATGCGGCTTGAGTCGCGTTAAACCAGCCATCATCTTGGTAGGTAATCGCATGGCCTTGATAGTCACGGGTGACTAAGGTGTGTTGATGTTGCAGGGACAC